AAGGTTGTCCCTACAGGGGCATTAGCAGACATATCGGATATATTCATATCACTTATTGCCCCCAGTCTACGGCCTTCTGTGGTGATCTGACTAAGTAAGGCGAGAAGTGTCTGGCTCGGTTCTTTATATGGCAACGCCATTATGTTGTCACGGATACTACCAGAAGGTACGTCTACGTCCTTCCATTCTCCAGGTTCTATAGGCGAATCATCACCTTTAATGCGTAACCCACGTGCCTTTAGACCCCCAGGAAGATTAGATAAAGTACCTGCATCAACAAGCTGGCGTATTATAGATGTACCTGCTTTGGCGTACCCACCAATGATATGTATAAGCCCTAACCCGTAAAACCCAAACCCTGGGACATATACATAATGTACAAAATGTTGCCGTTTTAACGATAACTCGTCATCTGGGTTCCAGTTTCTGCGTATAGACAGTATTTCACCTGTTCCACGTTCAACAGTTACTACGTATGGTTTAGCTATATCGTCTTCTGAATCATCCACACCATCAATAACTAGTTCTGCATGTATCTCGTACACGCTATATCTATCATCATCTGTTAAAGAATACCCACCTTCTTCGGCTTTTCGCTCTTCTACATCACTATGATAAGGCTGTGGTTCACCAAGTTCTATATCACGATAGAACCCGTTAACCTGCAATTTACGTAATTCATTCTTAGTTTTACGCATAACATGGGTTACACGCTCTGCTGTTTCGATATGTGACGCTCCATAAGGCACAATCACATCTTCTGCAGGTATATATACTGCTACCTGTCTACCCATATTTGGGTCATAATATACCTTTTTAAAGGCAGAACCCGCTAAACCAAGGCTATAAAGGAGTCTTTCATGCTCAGATCTGTACTCAATCATATTCTCTGTAAGCTGATAATTCATATCAGACTTAACCCGTTCAGAGGCTTCCATCTTTTCTTTAGTTTCCTGCCCTAATATCTTTGTCTTTACAGGCCCAGATGCAGGAAATGTTTCACTCATAGTTTCCGCCTGAAACCGTATAGCAGCTTCTGCTAACACGTTAGAATATACCCCACAAGCGCCTTCCCAAGGTTCACTACGTTCTTCATATTTAAAACCAAGAACATCCATGCCTTTTACAAAGGTGTCTGCCCAGTCTTTACGGCTATCTACATCAGAGTCAATTAAACCCAAAAGATCATTAGAAAGGATACCTAATTGATCTTCTTCCAGTGTTTCTGCTAAATTTTCATCAAATTCACCCGTTCCAGCACCTGCAGCTTCAGGTATAATAGTAACTTCCATGCTCCCATCATCAAGGGTAACCATGTCAGGATTGACTATTTCTACCTCTAAAGCAGAAACATCCTCGCCATTTATACCTTGAGGTGCTTGGTACATACCTTTTTCTATTGCCATTATGCTACCTTTCTAATTGAAGCTATACCGCCTTGTGCGTATCCACGTCTATTTTTTAATTCTTTTCTTGCTAATTCAGCGTACTTATTACCTAAATCTCCAAGCTTATATCCATAAATAGGTTCTTCATCTAATGGATCTGTGTAATGCTTATGTTCATGGTATCCTCGACTTTCATTTTCAGGTTCTATATCATATCCTAAAGCTCTTAACACATCGAAACCAAAATGATCTAATTCATGGCGAGTTGTTCTTCCTGTTCCTTGTATAGTTTTTAGTAGCTCCATATCCTCTGCGGTAGGCATTGACCCATCTTCTCTTCGTTTTTGTAAAAGAGATTTTTTTTCTGTAGGGGGTATTTCCATGTTAGGAACATAATATTCATCTCCTTGATTCGGTTTAGTTACCCCAAAAAGCCCCCCAGCTGGAGTCTCTGCAAGATAACTTCTTATTTTATTAAAAAAAGATTCTTCATCAGGCACAGAAACAGGGTATTGAGGTGCAGGAGTAAGCTCATCTTTAGGGGGGATATTTCTTTTATCTAACTCAGAAGCGTCTACTAATCTATCGTATATATTTTCTGGCACAGATGTTTCCAAAGTATCTAGGTAATACGCATCAGGAAAAAAACCAGGGGTTCCTTCATCAATAAAATCTGTTGTGTTTACAGCTATTTGAGGTAAATTACCTGCTGGATTAACTTTAGTGCCTTCAGGAGCATAAAAACCTTGCCAACTAGTGCCATAAATAGACGGAACCCCTTTTTTATCTAAGACTCTTTTTTCTATTTCAAAAGGCGAATTTGGACGTGTTACAGCTTTTATTATCTGTCCGTAATCTCCACCTGTTAAACGTTCTATCTCATTTAATGCTAATAGCGCTAGAGGGTCATCTTTTACATAAGGATCAATACCCCATCTATACTCAACATCCCCTAGACTATAATCAGGTGCAGGGGTAAGGGTTCGTGTTTGACTAGGTTTAGCCCCTTTTTCTGCCGCTTTTTTCTCTGCTACAAGAGCATTTAACTCAGAAGTCCACTTACCTTCAGAAGCCGCATAAGCCGCGTTAATATCATTTTGAATCTCTTGTAGGGATCTTGCCATTAATAATACCCAGTTTTTCTTCTAAAATACAACGTTTCTTCAGGTTCATCGCTTGGCAGACGTATAAACCCGCCCTGTCTGAAGCGCATCAGTGCCATCACGGTAGAGTCAACTAGGTCATCATGGCTCATAAACGGAAATCCTGCTATTTCTTCTACTACTTCTTCTGCCCATCGTGTTTCTGGAATCCATACAAGACCAGAGGAAACTATATCGGTGACTGAATTAAGACGTGCTAACTTGTCACCAGAACCTCTATGTGGCGTGTACTCCTGTATCGGTATTCCCATCCTCCTCATCTCTTGGTAAAGAGCCGTTCCCGCACTCTTTTTCTCAACAATAAACGAATCAGGCTCCCATTCTCCGTATTCTTCCATAGCCAAAGACTTTAATTCTGGGAACTCTAATCGCTTCTTTATACTATTTAGCAGAATAATGTTGTAGTTGTCCACCTCTTCGTTCAAAAATACGCCCCAAGTCGTCAAAGCCGTGAAATCCGCACGGTTATGAGTCTCTGCCGCTGCGTCCAAAGACATGATAACATACTCACATGACGGTGGGCTATCTTTTTTCCATATTTGCCACCATTCCCGCTTAACAAGTGCGGCTTCTTCGGCTGTTGGTTCTTGCTGATACTGGGCATTCCACTGGAAAACAGGCATTGAAGCCTTGGTTCTTAACAGTGCGTCAAGGTCAAAAAACTGAGGCCAAAGGGGTTTTTGCTTCGATTCTCCCGTTTTTTTATCTGTTGTGTCCAAAATAGCAGGAAATTCGACTACTTCATACTGATCTGACCGTTCATTCTGGGTCATATCCCTTACAACACGTCCTGTAAGGTCATCCATATGCCATCTTGTCTGTATTATGGCAACTCGACCTCCAGGCATAAGACGGGTACGCGCTCCGAAGGTAAACCAATCGTATGCTTTTTCAAACACTTCGAAGTTCCCATTAATGACATCCTGTTCTGAGTGGGGGTCATCCACGAGCAAGAGGTCAGCACCACGACCAGCAATAGAAGAACCGATACCACACGCATAATATTCACCCCCTGAATTAGTATTCCAACGCCCCGCTGACTTAGAATCTACCGCCAAAGCCACTGTTGGAAATATAGATTGATAACTGTCTGTTGCGATAAGGTTACGAACTTTTCTACCAAAATCCACAGCGAGGTCTGTGGTGTGCGAAACCATCATAACCTTCTTATTCGGATTCCTTCCCAAAAACCAAGCAGGGAACATAATAGAAACAAGCTGGGATTTACCGTGTCTTGGAGGAATATTTACACAAATACGGTCTTTTTGCCCCTGTTCGATGTCCATAAGCATACCTGCTAGGATTCTATGATGCTTTCCTACTATATAATCGGACTGCATGTGCTTACAAAACGCTATAAGATCATCATATGCTGCCTGATTATACTGTCTGGTGTTCAATTCATCGACCATTCGGTCAATTTCAGCCACTTCTTCAGTCGTATAATGGTCTAAATTATCCAGCATGACCTGTATTTCTTCTTCATTAAAGTCTAATGCTGGACTATTCACTCTTTTCCTCGTCTAAACCTAGTTCTTTGTCCACATCTATGCCTTCTTCATCCATAATAATAGCATTTTCTATCTTTTCGGGTGGATTTACTAGTTTTGCCAGCTTAGAACGCAATTTTTCACGTAAATCATCTGTAGACTGATGTGTTATGGTAACTTCAGACTTTTCTGCGAACAATCCTACGTCTGAAACCTTACCTAAAAGCTCTAATGCACGGATTCTAACCCTCGGATCAGGATTATCAGTCTCTAATAGCAGTTTATTTGTAACCAAATGCCGTATTTGCACAGCACTTTCGACCACAGAGCGACCAAATTCCTTTAAAATACTGTCTGTAAGTATTAAAGACGCTGGAGTTAGAGTTGAGAGTTTCTTCTCAGTAACTTTTTTAGACGTTCTTTCAGGATCATCAGCATAAGCCACAGATATTTTAGCAGCGACATCTTTATCCTCCTTATTTGGTTCCACATCCAGACCATGTTCCCCTAGTTCCTTTGCCGTATTCGCGGCTGGCTCCACACGATCCTTTAAATCAGGGGGAGGTTTTGAAGTTTCCAAAGATACGCCATGTTCTGGCTCTACTACTATAGTCATATTATCTCGCAGGTTGTTAACCGTAACGCATTATATAATGAAAAAAATTTTTTTGTAAAGAAGTTTGGGACTCCTATAGGGGGGGCCTTCCTATATAGAGGGGGATGGGGGTCGAACTCAGAATTTTTATAATC